AGTGTGGGATATATTTTACCTGATATTCCTCCTTTGTCTTCTTGTCTTTCTCGTAGAGGATCCTCTCGTGGGCACAGACGAGCAAGTTCTTATCATAGATTCGACAGACGGAAGAGAGATTGGAAACGAAACCTTCCACGAGTCCCATCTCTGTACCGAAGTCTGCTTGAGTAGGAAGAATGATATGATAGTTCTTGATCTTTGTCTTGGTTTGGCTTCGGTTCTCGTTAAAGTTAATCGAGACTGCCTTGTTCATTGCTGCCGTGCGAAGGAAATCTACATCATCAATGGCGATGTTATCAAACTCATCTGACTTATTCTCTAGATAACTATTGATAATGTTCGTCATCTGATCGTATGCATTTGCTTTGTCTGGCGTTTCATCCTGATTAACAACTTCGACAAAGGGATTGCAGTCTGGATATTGCTTACGGAATACGGGATTCTTTAGAGTTACCATACCATTCTTATCTGTAATAATAAGAGTGCGGGAACCCATGCTACCTAAGAAGTGTGTCTTTCCTACACCCGGTGCACCATAAAGCATAAGCAGAGTTGCTTTACTTAGTTCTACTTGATTTAGTCGGGGCATAAATTAATCCTATTTTCGGGTAAAGAAGTTTTTAGTTCCAAGGTTAGCGTGCTATTTATATCTGCTGACTGCTTAGAAAATACAAAGGAGACTGTAAAATTTCCTGATTCAGTAACTTCCTTTGAAATACTTTCTAGTTCCGCACAATCTCCTAGGATTTCTCCCGCTGCCGACATAAAATCGGTAATGATGGGAGAAGATATACCAATCTTTCTTTGCTCTGACATAAATTAATCTTCCTCGGAAGAGATTACGATACAGGATTGTCCGTCGTTATCTTCATCATGATGAATGTGTTCAAGCTCTAGCTCAACATGATCGTATTCGGCATCATGACAATCGTAGATGTATACGTTTACATTTCCTACCTCTGACTTGATTTGTCGAAGGTTCTCGATAAGCTCAGAGATCTTCATTACTCTGTTCCCCGCTCGTCAGCATCTTTAGTATGATCCCAGAAGTCGGTTAAGAAGTTTGTCTTAAGTTCCCACTCCATAGATCCTGGAGCAGACTGGCGACAAACACTAGCGTAGTCACACCAACTACAATTATTCTCGTGCTTTGGCCAGACATCTAACGTGCGACAAAGTTCCATCAACTTATGTGTTTGCATCTGATCGTTTTCCCATTCAATGAGATCATGATGAGACTTAGACACAAGAGTTGTAACTAACTTTGGCGGATGGTTGTTAGACTTGTTCGGCTTCTGGTTCTCGATAACTACAAACTCTACACCATCTACCTTACCCTTCAATGGATGTTCGATACTCCATCCCGCTAACTTAGATGCGGCATAAGTATAACGTGTAGGTTGATCGTTAGGATTTAACGAAGGAATAAACCACGCAGCTTGCTTAGTGGTTGTCTTCCAATCTCTAACGAGTAACCTTCCATTGCGAGTGAAGAGAAGGTCAAAGCGTCCACCAATCTGCTGACCGTCGGGAAGAGTAATGTTAAATGGCTGTTCGATTCCTACAATCTCAACCATTGGATTACTGTCTTCCTTCTGCCAGAACTCATAGAGAAGCTTACACGTCTGAGAGAATCGTGCAACATCTAGATGTGCAAACTTGTCGTCAGGAGTTGGTGTCTTAAGATGAACGAATGCTTTCGCAAAGGCAATCTTAAAGTCACCATTGGTGAGATACAGATGCTCCATGAAGGAATGTACCGCCGTTCCCCAACCAAAAATTGTACGCATGGTAGGAGACTCGCGCTTCTTCCCAATCACAATGCGGTAGAAGAATTTGCGCGGGCATTCCTTGAAGATCTTTGTAGCAGAGTGATCTAGAATTAGTGGTTCCTTCCGCTCGAAGTTAGGAAGAAACTTTCTATTTGGATGCTCTCTTGTAAGCATGATTTACTTGTCTAAGGTTTCGTTCGTTCGCTCCGCCGCATCACGCAAGAAGGAAGATAAACTAATATCATTCTCTTGAATGACGTTATGTAGATGGAAGAGCAGCTCATTTAAAATATAAGAGAGGGAAATACCTGTACCAAACTTCTCTCTTATCGCAGTGATGTGAGATTCTTCCAATTCTACGTGGCGGTTAACCTTCGCCATTGTCTACAATGTGATGGATGCGATAACCAAAGCGGCGATCATGTACGATAAGATCACGCGCGGCTGGAAAACGTGCACACCACTCAGCATAAGCTGTCGCACAAACGAGATTAGAACCTGAGAGGAGGAGATAATCTCCCTCGTTTGCGTTCTTGAAATAGGTTTCAAACTTCTTATGAAGAGTGTTAGCTCCAACGACAATCACACCTTCCGTCAGGAAGACGAGTTCTCCAAATTCTTGCGCGGAGGAATAGTCGTTAGAGTCTACGAAGTTAGGAACGAAAACCTTACGGGGCATCTGTTTGTTCTCCAGCAGTTGTGTTAGGAATTAACGTGAAAGAAAGAAACTTCTCGTCTACGATAAACTCGTAGTTGTTTGATGTAGATAGCAATGATAGCTTATCTAGATCTTTGTCTGTTATTTGCGCTGATCGAACGAATCTAATCTTGACTGGTTTATCTAGGATTAGTTTGGTTGCGATCATTCCGCGGGAAAACTCTTGTTCGATTGTTTCTCCATCCCACAAATCCAACGAAAGATTATCCGTAGAAGATGTGGAAAAGGGAGGAACAATCTCTACCCACACACCATTGAATTGTTTCTTGAACTTGAAACGAAAGGTGTGAGTTGGAAAGAGAGTGGAACGAATGGTCCAGAGATCATCATATGTTGCATCTCTCGGACCTTCTACGAGAAAGTTATCATAGCGTGACGATCCCAAAATCCGTGCTATCTTCTCGATTACTTCTTTATACTTCGCTGCTTTCCTCTGAGATAGGTAGCGTGGCATCTTTTTCTATATGAGTTGTTAACCATTTGTATGCGACAACCGCCGCATCTTTTAGAATCCTATCCACTACTTCAATCTGTTTAGTAGATGTAGTGTGAAGAATGTATGCTCCCGTATATAAGAACAATGCAGCAAGATCTTGTTCTGGAATGTCGGGATGATTATTTTTGGCGGAGGTAAAGATCTTAGAACATGTCTGTTCGATCTCACTTATAGTGTATGTTTTCACGATTCGATTCTCTTAAGTGCGCTATACTTCTTAAATGCAATGGCCATTGCTTCGGGACCACTACGAATAGGAATGCCATCCGCAAATTGATAGCGGTCACTCGCGATATCCGAAAGCTCTTCGATTACTTCTTCCAGGGGAACTCCCTTAGATAATGCAAAGGAAAGCATACGACTAAATCCATTGCACCATGCCGCAACCGAAGAGCCAGCCTTACCAATCATAATATCCACACGTGCAATCTTCCCGCTACTATCTTCAATGATAAAGATGTTAGCTTCTCCATCAGGAGTGGGAAGAGTGAACGTATAGTTTTGATATGCGATACCGGGAGTGAGAGATGAAAAGTTATTCGTCGTCATCATCGTCTAACGTACTGAGAAATGAATCATCATCGTCTTCATCCTCATCTTCGTCTGCCATCATATCATCCAATGCGAGATCATCGGAGATATCATCCTCATCATCATCGCGAGGATTGTAGTTCATGGTGATGATGGAGTTCTTCAAGCGTTCAGCCTCTTTCTCTAGTTGGGGTGAAGGAATGAAACCAAAGGACGTAAGCTCTTCATCAAGAAGAGACATGATGTTGATGACTGGTGCAAGAACAGTTGGAGGTAATCCCTTTTCTCCAAGATGTACACCAACCAACAAACGAATGTCAGAGAGGATCATAAAAGTTTTGGGTTAGGGGTTTATGGAACAGGCCAAACGTAACCATACTTTGGTTGAGAGTTTGGAAAAAGTGGTTGATAGTGCTCGGGAAATTTATAGACGAGAGAGCTACGATGGGAAGCAATGATGCGATCAAACAACTTCTCATCAGTTAACCACGATGGATATGTCAGTGGAGCGGAAGCTACGATCTCATCAAAGAAAGGCTTGAGTGAATCCTTGTATCCCCGATTGATCCACTCTTTACAAATAGCAGATGCGTAGAGTGCAAGCATTGTATCATGATTACGCCACATTAAAACGGCGGGATGGTTCTTCCAACCTAGATTAAGTGGTGTCGAGTATGGAGTATACTTAAGTTGGTATGCTCGATACTCACGATTAGTTTGTAGAATTTGTTTGCATTCTACACGCTGCTTACCTAACCGTTCTCTATCTAGTGATGCGGCGGTATCCTTAAAGGATGGATGGGTTAGGAAGGTTTGCATATAGATTATAGATTATAAAATGCTTTCATCTTCTTATCTAGAGAATCAATGGAGGCAGAGTCATCCTTCTTTTGATAATCGAATAATAGCTTGTCAGAGTAGGAAAGCACTTCACGAAATCTTGGATCAGCTGAGATAAGGATAGGAAAAATGTTGTTGGAATTTGCAACCATACCATAAAGATAGAAAGCAAGGAGCAACTTTGCTTCATCTTCGGAAAGGTTTAGTTGAATAACCTTCTTCTCAGTCGTTTCTATAGTCGTATGATTTGTAAAATGTAGGAAGGAAGGGGGCCATGTGTGTCACTATAACACACCCGCCGAGGAATGTCAACCCCTTGACAAGCCGACACGCTTGACAGGGGAAAACAAAAGAGAGTTATACAAGAATTGTATCTTCTTCAATGCTATCGTGGATGATACGGGAAAAGAAGATTCGGCGAAGGTCTTCTAGCTTTGCGGGAGAAGTGTAAGGACCATACGAATATGTATCTGTGTTGTTGTATGGTGTGCGAATAAGTTCGACGGAGAGTTCGTCTACACCTGTATAATAATAGATGTAGAGTTCGTCCCAGTAATCATCGTAGATAACTAACATGGTTAGGGTTCTCCACTATCGTAAATGAGAGCCTTGTTGGAGTTTGGAATAAAATAATCTCTTATTTTAGTTAAGCTGGGGTAAATTGATTGCTTTTCAACGCACATGCCATCTCCGTGTGCCCAAAATATAAGTACTCCTTGTTCATTGTAGTACCACATATTCAAAGCGTTATCACTGATGGTATGCGTTACGAACATCTTTATGGTTCTCCATCGTCGTAGATACGAACATCGACGGAATCCGGAATAAATGAAGACCTTAGTTCAGTTAAACTAATAAAATGGGACTTCTTTTCAAATTCTACATGATCATTTTCCATCCAAAACATAAGTATCCCTTCCTCGTTGTAATACCACATAGCTAAACTATTACTTGGCAGTTGGTGAGTTACAATCATGATTAAAGATCTCCGCTATCGTAAATGATTTCATACCAACGACTAGCTGGATTATAATAATGATCCCTTATGTCCTCTAAATGTATACAAGAAGCTTCTAACTCTTCATCATGCCACTCAGCCCAGTAGTACAACTTTCCATCATCCTTATAATATAGCATGAACAGCTCATTAGTTGCATGAACGTATAAAATAATCATCTCAAAGATCTCCTCTATCTATTATTCTTAAGGTATTGGATAACTTCCATCATCACCGATTGCTGTGCCTGTGCGTATTCCTTTGTACCTTCTACTGCCGCTTCAATGATTGCAGCCTTCCTTTGAAGAAGTTCGTTCATGAAAGCATCTACCGTTCCGTTGATCTCTGCATACACAGAAGTTGCACCGTGCACATCATTCAATCGTCCATATGCACGAGCTTCTGCTTGTGTGTGATCTTTTGGAGTCCATGCAAGATCGTTGAAATAGATTGTAGATGCAGCGGTGATGTTAAGTCCTTCTTGTCCGGTAGGAATTGTAAGACAGAGAACTCGTGTAGATGGATCAGATGTAAACTTATCTACCATCTGCATACGTCGAGCTAACGGAACATCACCGAAGATAACATCACAACCAATCTCTGCCGCCACTTGGCGAACAGGAAGAGTGAAGTTAGAAAAGACTAGAATCTTTTCATCTGTTTCTTCCAGGAAGTTCTGTACATACTCTACCGTATGATCTGCCTTTGCGTCTGCAACAATCTGGCGAAGACGGTTAAGTTGAACGAGCGCATTCTGAATGTCGATCTCCTTGCCATCAATCGTCTTATAGATTCCTTCGAGTGCTGACTTATAACGTTCAGCATGAAGGGGAGACAACGATACAGAATGTGTGATGCGATTGATAGGAGGAAGATCGGTTAGAACATCTCGCTTCGCACGACGGAACATATATGGAAGCAAGGCTTTTTGTAGCTTCTCTGGATTACGTGGCGCACCACTTCCGTTAGCATACGTGTTAAGGAAAGATTGTTCGGAAGGAAAACTATTCGGTGCAACCCAGTGAAGAAGAGGAAAGAGTTCTGGCAAACGATTAACGAGAGGAGTTCCCGTCATGGGAAGTTTGCGGGGTGCATTCATCTTAAGAATAGCCTTAGTTCTCTTGGCTTTCATGTTCTTAAATGAATGTGCTTCGTCTGCTACAATACAATCTAGCATACCAGCGGCAGCTAATGTATTGAAGAGGTTAGCCCACGGATGAGAAGTAATCTCCTTGCCATCCTTTTCTTCTACGATCTCTGTTCCTACTACTTCATAGTTAAGAATGAAATAGCGAAACTCTTTCGTGAAGAGCGCCCGCATACAAGTTTCATCGGGGATTCTCCCACCTAAGATGACGGGACGGGAGTTTGTTAGCTTGCGAATCTCACGATCTAGATTGTGAACGAGTGCAGCTTTGGTAAGAAAGATTGTGCGGTATTTATTTTCCTCTACTAACTTAATAGATACTGCTGTCTTTCCTAGTCCCATGTCGAGAGCGAGGATTTTGTTATCTTGATTAAAGTTAAGATAACGAAATGCCGCAGCTTGGAAAGGACGTAGAGTAATTGGTCCGAGAGTATGGTCAATCTCTGGAGCTTCGTTTGCAACTGCATAGTCATAAGACAACCTCTCTCGATTAAGAACTGATTCGATATACGTAGATGTATGCGAATCAATGGTGAAGTTAAGATGCTTGTACGAAGATGTGAGGAGATTGTACAGGTTTGGAGTTTCTTCGAGAGGGATATTAAATCCACTACCGAATGTGTTGTGACGGAAATCGTTGAACGAATGAGGAGGAAAGTAAACATCCTTCGCAAGCGTAACGATCACACGTGTGGATGATTGCTTACGAATGTCGAGATGAATTACTCTTGGAGTTATGTTCTCGGTAACGCTTGAAGTTACGTTTGGAGTTGTCATAGATTCACCTCGTTTTCCGTCGTCATGTACTGATGAAGGATTTCGTTGTAAAACTCTCTGTCAAACTTAGTTGCACGTTCCTCCGCTGTAAAGAGTTCGGTAAAGATTGATTGAATAATCATTACCGTATATTCTCCTCGGCGAACTTCACGTGTCCAGTCCGCATACGAATAGTTAAAATCAACTTGATTGTATGCCCAATCAAAAATGTATCGACGAACCTCAAAAGGATCATTGATATTGATTGGAATACGAAAGTCCGTGTCATGCATATGAGTCATGAAGAGTTTCAGAAACATGATTTAGTTCTCCGAAAGATTGTTAGTGTTGCGGTATTCTACGTGAGTGGATACAGAGTTACCGACAGATGAAATAGTGTAGGATGTAGGAGGTTCTTCTACTACGCTATTCATATGATTGCGTCGAGTCTCTAGAAGATCTATCACTTCTTCTGTTTCACTATCTTGCAACATGATAAGAGATAGTGCATGCTTTAGAGAAGATAGTTGATCTTCGAGGGGAATGATAGTGTTAATGGGAGCGGATAATACACGCCCACTAAGCTTATCGGCTAGCGTTAATGTACCGCCAACGCGAAAGTATCTATCATCCAGTGCGTTATATCCGAGAGAGATTACTTCTCTCCTAAGTCTCTTGCGTTCACGATTGATTGCATACGCAAGATCACCGGTGATTAGTGCGTTACCCGTTGTGGAAAGAGATGCCGCAAGTTTGATAGCCTTGAATGCAGCAAACTTAAACTTAGCTACTTGAGAACGATTGCTCTTGTCGAGAGATACAAACTCGTATCCATTAACAAAGATAATCGCAATGTCACATCCGGTGCGTTGGATATGAAAGAGATCGTTGTCGGCTAGGCGAAAGGAAATAATGGTGCGCCAGTTTGTGGCGATATCATTATCATCCGCATAGGATTGAAGGACTAGATGCGCGGTTCTAGAGAGATTATCTACTAGAGATTCTAGTGCTTCGGGAGGGATGGATGTTAAGTCCATGGAAATTGTCCGGTTTGGAAGAGGATGGAATGAATGGAAATGACAATGGCATAAACAAATCATAATCATAGCCTCCGTAGCCTTGTCCGGAAGTGAAGATGAGATGTTTATGCCATTATCAATTTCCTACATTTTACGCCTTGATACCAAGCTGTGCCATGATTGCAGCAGCAAGCGCGATCGGATCATTCGCGTTCGCCTTCGCAAGTTCGGTGAGCTTATCAAGCTTCATCTTCGCACCTTCACGCGCACCACGCTCGGTCGCAGCAAAGATGTTAACTTCTTCCGCCGCATCCTTTGCAAGCTCTTCCGCATTAGTAGGAAGAATCTTCGCATCCGTCGTGCGGGCACGAACAATCTTAACCGTATCGTTGCGCTCAGCATCATTCAGAAGCGAAAGAACGACTTCGTCAAAACGCTCTTCGGTGACGCCGCGGGAAATTGCGGAAGCCTTCGCGTCAGCAACACTAAGATACTGACGAACAAGAATCGAAGCGGGAGAAATCTTAATAACGGGAACGTTACGCTTCGACTCACCAGCACCAATAGAAGTAGAAGGAAGATGCGGATAATCTTCCGCCTTAACCGAAGAAGCTGCAAACTCAAAGAACTTCGGTTCGCCCTTAGCAGTTTCCGACTTACCAGCCGCAACAAGTGTGAACGACATAACTACCTCACAAAAAATAGTACAGTTTGTATCATCATAACCTAAGTGTTATGACGATTCTATCCAATATCTCCGATTTGAGAGTATTGGAATTCTTGCGCGGATAGCATCTAGTTTCAAGCTAGTACTATCACTCCCTAGTTAGTGAGGCTAGGTTTCCATAGAAATACTAAGTGACTAACTTTTCTTTCTATGCGCGCGACACCTTAAAAAAATATCCCACCACGGAATCGAACCGTGCATATTGGAGCGAAGATAACCGGAGATGAAAAACTTCGCTACAACAATATGGCCAGTCGTGGGATAAACATAAACATAAATCGTTTAAGAAATATGTTTATGCGGGTGCTGCATGGATCTAGTATAACACACTAGGTCGGCTTTGTCAAGAGGTGCGGTAATACCTCTTGGCGGGTATCGGGGTATGTGGACAAGAGGGCGGACAGGGTGTGAGATGCGTCTAGCTCTTGACAACACGCCACCCCGTCATGAAAGGTTACAACTAACAAGTTATGTTTGTTAGCTGCAGGAAAGATTTTTACTTTCATTCTAGAACCGTCCACTTAAGATTGGAGGTGATGAAAGAAAGAACTTCGGGAGTATAAGAATCCAATGCGATTGGAGACTTTCCATCTTCGATGTAGAAGGAAATGTTGAGATCTTCTAGGAGTTTTCGAAATTCTCCATCTCCCGTCCATGCACGCAGGCCATTCTTAACATCCACGATGAAAGTGATGCCATAATCGCCATCACTATAATGCTTGTAATTGGCAATAATAGAATGGCGAAGTGCATCATGGAGATTATCGAATGTCTCTAGGATGTTTACGTTACGGTAAACAGTGGCGCATGAATAATACATGATTTCTCCTTTAGTCGTTGTCGAATGACGGGAATTTTGTACCAAGTGAGAGCCAATCGTTTAAGGATACTCTCTTAAGTACCTTAAATGAACAACCAGTTTTTTCGGCGCAGTTTTCTGCAAATTCCGTTGCATCCTTAGGGTTATCGAAGGGAAAGTAAGTCATGAATTCGATGTCTGGGGAGAACACAACAAACTTCGATTTGATCTTACTTGGTGGAATCACAACGTTACACATCTTTTAGTTTCCTCTGATTTGGAGTGAAGTGATAATGCTGAAGAAAAAGAAAAATGCCCCGTGTGGGAATCGAACCCACAAGTCGTTAGACGAGAGATTTTAAGTCTCTTGCGTTTACCAATTTCGCCAACGGGGCAAACCATCCAGAAGAAGTCTAGATAAACTCTTTCATACTCAGAGTCTTTACGGTCACATTCACCGTCCAACCCAAAGAGCGGAAATGGTTGGCAAAATACCGAACATCCTCGGGATTGTCCGAAACCATGTACTTGGTAAAATCAAGTTTGGTTCCGTGGGCCTCAAAATCATTATGAATGACTTCGAGAGTATATCCCTTCTTTTCGCTCGACATAACAAACCCCTTGGTTTGGTTGGTGAAAGATAACATAACAGATAGGATCTGTCAAGTCCTATCCACTACTAACTTCTTCGTTCCGAATAAGCCGCGGTTCGAGCGAGCGAAAGCGAGCGAGAGGTTTCTACCTATTAGATAGAAATTTGTACGCAAGCGGCGAGGAGCGAACAACGTTCGCGACGATAGACGCGGGCCTTTTTTAACTTGCGCGGGCCTTTTTTTTTAGTTTGTGTGGATTTTATTTAATACCCTCCATAGGAAATGAAAGACGAATTTCTTGAATCTTCGTATGGAAGTGCAAAGACACATTTTACACACATTGCAGGAAAACCAAGGCCATCATGAGAGTAGAGAAACTGTTCACCAGTTTCGTGATAAATAAACTCTCCCCACTTTGATATGTGTTCGCGGATCTCTTTGCATTCCTCTGTCGAAAGGTTATTGTCACTTCCGTTATGAAGGAAATTTAACCAATACACAGGAAGATACTTCTCGGTAGTTTTCATCTTTTGTTTTCTCCTTTTTTTTGTTGTGGGGTTTTTAGCTTGAACAAGAAGTGCAGGAACCATAGAGAAGGAGATCTCGCTCATCTAAAGAGAGATATGGAAAGGCAGTTTCGATTGTTTCTCCCTTTCTCCAATTAGAGTAATCGGAGGAATTTACAGCAATGAGAATGTGATCGCCACACTCGCCGCAGAATGCATGAAGAATCTTATCTCTGACTTTCATCTCTTTTATTTTCTCTCTTTTTTGGTTGGTGAAGAAACTACGAAAAATGGAAGTCTTGGAATCGAACCAAGAGTTAGCGCCAGCCTTCCAAAATACAAAATGGTTTCCCATGACTTCCCACGGATTCCCACGGATTCCCCGACTTCCCAAGCGTTTGTTGGGTATGGTAGGGGTAGGTGGGTAGGTAGAGGTAGGTAGTTGTTGTAATTAATTATTAAATATATAATAATTATATTAATATATATATATATATATCTATCTATATAATACAATATATAGATATATACATATACTAACTTACAACTCTACCTTCCTACCCTACCTCCTGAGTGCCATACCCGAAAAACGCTTGGGAAACTTGGGAAAACATGGGAAACCTTGGGAAAGCATGGGAAAAATATTTGTATTCTTGAATTTCCGAAAAAGACGAAAAAGCCGAAAAAGTAGATATTAAGAGAAATATCCATTTTCGAGAGTTTGGTGAACCCTGGAAATTCCGCCGATTTCGTTTTGTTTCGGAAACTCCAAAAACCTCCTAAACCATTTTCCATTTTCCGGAAAGAGTCTAGGAAGTTTTTGAAAAGGGCTAGGTCACGGGAGATTTCACTTAGTATGGCAAATCATTCGGAATGTTGTTTCCGAAAACCTTTGCCATTTCTTCCTTCTTCAACTTCTCTGCTGCCGTCGGAATCAATCCGATGTTAGTGGAAACAATCTGTTTCCAGTGATTGAATCCAGCAGCCTTCGTCATAACGATTGCGGTGCGGCGGACGTTGTTTTCCAGATAGGAAAGTCTTTCCATTGCACCGGCGGAAACTGTCTTGCGAACGGCTTCGATGTGTTCCTCTGACATGTTTGCGGCAATCATGGCAGAAATCGCCAAGCCTACCGCATTTACTTTCTCGCCGAGTTCTTCACGTTCGCGCAACCATGCCGTGACGTTTTCTTGCGTCAAGCTCTCAAGGATTTGCGTCGGAGTCTTGCGGGTTGCGTTCTTCTTTGCGTTGCGTGGCATCGTAATCTCCGGTTTTGGTTTGGTTTGGCGCGGCCACAGAAATGTAGCTCACACGCCCTGGGCGACCGCCCGTAACCTAGCCTATGTCAAATAGCGTTCATACGATAGACGTATGACACAATACGAAGGTAACATATCCGCCAGAACGCGCCACCGAACAAAACCCGAATTGTTTGTAACAGATATATTTGTACCGCTGGTTCTATACCTTACCACTAATGTAAATATCTCACAACTACATATCTCGCTACTAAGATATATCCTTCCCCTAAAGATAATAAGAACGCATTATCATTAAACATATTATCTCACTACTAAGCATCTCACTTCTAAGGTATAACCCTCTGTATATCTCACCACTAAGATTCTTACTTCTACACTTCTCACCACTAAGTATCTTACTTCTAAGACATCTTCCTTCCATTATCTCACTGCTAAGATGTTTCGTTTAGTGGAAATGATAATGATAACTCAATACCGGGGAGGGGGGAAATCAGCGAGTCCGGAGAATAGTTATACCACCCCCATAATTTTTCTAATAAAATTTTAAGCCTCCGAATAAAAATAAAAATAATTTTTATACCTCTTCTATGCTTACACACTATTTTTATACTTATACACGAGTGGCTATCTTCCCAAACCATCCCCTTTGTAGTACCTTATCAATGAGATCGAACACCCTTACAAACAAAAACCTTGGAGAGTATCTTATGTCGCAGAGTAGGGTAAATCGAGTTGCGGTTACAATTCAAAATGGCCAAACAACTTCAAATGCTCTTTTAGCGTGGCAGACATATGGAAGTGCCACGGGCATTATCATTCATTCCCCTGCTACTCTCCCCGAAACCGTTTTCATTGAAGTAAGCCCCGACGGAATTAATTGGAATCGTTTACAAGCTGGAAGTCCCTTGGCAGACGTAACCGTTCCAAGCGCGGGCAAGTCTATTTATCATGATCGTCTTGTTTTGTCGTTTGCCGTTCGTTTGGCAGCCGCCGCAGCAGTTGCTGGGGATCGTACCTTTAACTTCACCTACCAAGAGGTTTACGGTTAATGAGGTTCTTATGTCTTCTCTTTCCCCTTCTTCTTTCATCTTGTAGTAGTGCAGATGCAAAGAACTCTAATCTTCCGCGATTGGAAGTAACATATCAAAATGATTCAACGGTCCTAGTTAAAGCTTCTTGGTCCCGCCCGTGTGATAGCAAAGGTTGCGCGGACTCTTATCGAGTAGTGTGGAATAATTCTGATGTTCGCAAGACTATTACAGTTCAACGTGATTCTACAATCTACCGTCTTCCAGTTTTTCCTGACTCCTCTCTCGTAACAATTTCTGTTACTTCTATTCGCAGAGGAATTCTAGGAACCTCCCGAACATCTTCTCTTTACATTAAGAATCCTGATTCTCCTCCGCCTCCTGTTGATTCCCTTCGTGTCGATACTCTTAACATCGAAGAGGCTCTTCTAGATTCCTTCCCATTAGTTACGCAAAGGATTCTTCGTAGTGAGTTTGGTGTGGGAGATTCTACCTTCATCTGCGCGTTAGCAAAGAATCGCTACACTGGAAGAGTTAGGATTGTTATTGATCCTTCCTGGATAAACTCCGAAGTTGAAGAGGTTAACGTGAAGTGCGAGATTTTACGAAAAGGTCTAGAGACCGAGAGAGGAAGTTAAACAAGGAAGTGGATAGTGCGTTGAAGAGGCTTCTTGATATTGGAAGTAAGATGCCGTTAGATTTACATGTGCATCGAAGATACAAGAAGCGACAAAGGTTTAAGAAGGGCATAACATTACCTTTAAATTTTCTCCTTATGGAGAGATAGGTACCTCGTGCATGGGCAAACGATGCTACCACATCTATTGCAGGAAACATTCCTCACAAAGAACCGCTTTAACGGGCGGCTGGTTCTTTCGTCGTCGTCGTTTTCGTTCTCTTGATTACATCCTTCTCTTAGGAATTCTCATCCATGAAAAAGCCCGGCAAAGCGTATTCAATGCCTAAGGCGAAACTTCGCCAACCGAAGCAAAAAATGACACCGAACAAGAAGCGTATCTCTGCTATGTCTAAGAGGTTAAAGGTAAATCCCTATGCTAAGAAAGGGAAGTAACTCATGAAGATTACCCGCACGTTAGACAAAAATCACGGCGGGGCAACTAATCCTTACGACAAGAACTGGAAGCCTATTCATACTTCCATCGTATTAGATTATGCTCAGGGCCGTACAATTAGCCAACTCCAGGAAAAGTATGGCTATGCAGAATCAACAATCGGTAACATTGTTCGAACCAAGAAGGCAAGGCAAATCCTCTCTAGTATCGAACAAAACATCCTCAAGAATGGTACGGAATCCTTTCCTGATGCAATTAAAAAGGGAAAGATTCTCGCCTTCGAACGGATGCAACAACTTCTATCTAACGATGCGCTAGCTGAAAAGGCTCCTTTTGCTTTCTTTGATCGAGCGGCAAAGGCATTCGAGTCTTTCTCCAAATACGAAACTCCAGATACATCTAATCCAAATGCTCCGCAAAATCAAACAAATGTACAAATGAATATTTTTAGTAACGCTGAACAAGTATCTGCACTAACCGAAGGACTTAACCAAGCGTTAGAAGTTACACAACGCTATGCCGACTTAACTTCCGGTACAGTTGATGGATCTACTACAGAACAACAACTCCTCCCTAAGAGAAGCGGAGAAGCTCAAAGAACAGCTTGGGATGGAGAAGATTAAGCTTCTTCGAAGGGAGGCTAAAACTAACCTATATTTTCTCACAACAACTATTCTCAAGTATAACAAGCTCTCTCCAAACTTGCACGGTCATTTCGCCACGTGGGCACGACGCACAAACAACAAGCAGTTTAGATTAATTCTTCTGCCTCGCGGTCATTACAAATCTACCCTCACAACAATTGCTGATTCAATTCAAATTTGTTTGCCAGACGACGGAGGTAATGAACCCTATCCACGCAATCTCGGACCTGAAGTTAGAATTCTAATTGGCCACGAAGGTCAAGAACATGCAGCACGATTTCTAACTTCCATTACTTCCCACTTCCGTACGAATGCATTATTAATGGCACTCTTTCCTAAATGTGTTCCTGGGAAGGGACAGCGAATGAACAAGACAGAATTAGAATTGCCGCGTGAAAGTTTTTGGGCTGAACCTACGATCGACGTAATGGGTGTGGGAACTAAAGCTCAAGGACGACATTATGATTTCCTCAAGCTTGACGACATTTACGGTACAGAAGCTAGAGATTCTGAGTCAGTCCATAAATCCACCATCCTTTGGATCGACAACATTCAGTCATTTCTGCTTACACCCTCAACGGATCATATCGATTTCATTGGCACCCGGTACAAGTTTGAAGACGTTTACAAACACATCATGGACGTCTACGACACTGAACTTGTCCGGTACGTTCGCCCTGTTGTAGAATATGATCCAAAGTTAGATCGAAAGGTTGCAATCTTTCCTGAACAGTTTCCCGAACATACGTTAAAGATTCTCCAGAAGAATCCTACGGTTTATAATTCTCAGTATCTTAATGATCCTCTCGCGGGCGATGCAGAATTTGATCGTGCGTGGGAAAGATACTACAAGAGAATTAAGTGGGATAGTGTTGATCGAAGGATCTCGTACGAAACTCTAGAGGGAAAGCAGATTACTCAATCGTGGCTAGAGCTTGATCGTCTAATCATTGTTGATCCTGCAACGAAAGGTAATAGTGGCATCGTTGTAACGGGAACGAATGGAGACAGAAATCCTAAGTCTTTCATTCTAGAGGCAATTCAAAAGGCGGTACAACCCCCTGAACTTGTTTCTCTCATCTTCCAGTTAAATCGTAAGTGGCAACCAAGAGCAGTTATTATCGAGGAAGTTCTCTTCTCTCAACTCTTTCGTCACTGGATTCAAAGAGAGCAACAAGTTAAGAACGAATACTTCCGTATTCTAACTGCCAAGACTAAACAGCGCTCCAAGGAAGATCGAGTAAGAGGTTTATCTACTTGGTTCGCTAATGGACAAATCTGGTTACACGAGAGTGATGAAGAACTTATCCGTCAGTTTAGACAGTTCCCAGGAATTAAGGAATACCATATGTTAGATGCATTAGCTTATGGTCCTGAGTTCTGGAGAGCTTCTGCGGGAAGTGATGAGATCGAACGGCGGGAAAGTGCAATAGATTATATCAAGCGCACAAGAGATCCAATCACAGGTTATTCCAGAGTCGTTGCACCAACACAAAACACTTCGAGGATCTTCCGATGAAGACAAACTTTTTTCAGTCTCGTGCTACAACTGTTGCAGGTGGAACTCTTGGCTTTGGTGGAATTGTTCTTTCTCTGATTCCTTCCGAAGTTCGTGATCCTTGTGTTACTGCTGTGGCTACATCTGGTTCTCCTCTTACGACTTCTATTCTTATTATCGCTGGGCTCCTTCTAACTGTGGTGGGTCCTTCCGTTGCCAAGAACAAGAACGCGCAAGATCAAAGCGAGTAACATCATTCGTGCGTTATCTAGGTTAAAGAAGAAGTGGTTACCTCCCGCCGAGTTCTTTAAGAAGTGGAATAAGTATAGGAAACTCCTCTATGATACGAGCGAATATCAAGTATTTTTGGAGGAAGTTAGGACGCGCGCGGGAGGTTTATGCCAAAGATGCGGGAATAAAGGTAGAGAAGTTCATCATAAAGTTAGAGTTTATGTCGATCCTTCTCTGGCTCTTGATGTTGATAATGGTGAATTTCTCTGCAAGAAGTGTCACAACCTTCACCACAAGAAGGAGAAAGCTAAAGAATGATTCCTCCTACTAGAAACTTTAATGACTTCTTAAGTAGTCTTCCTAAAGCACCGGTACAAGATAGAACAACCTCAAAGAAATTTCCAACTCCAAAAGAGCTTCTTGCAGGCATTCTTTTAGCAAAACAACGTCCAGGAGATATTGCCGGTAAGTTAATACGTAGTGCTGGGGACGCTCAACAAGAGGCTTATCGTAAATCTATCGCGGGAGATCTCAATGCTACCCTAGATGCGGCAATGGATGCGATTACTCCTATGGGGATAGCGGGAAGTCTTTCTCATACTGGAGGAAAAGCCTTCTCTAGCGTAGCTGATAATCCTGCATCGAAAGACTTTCTTGAAACTCTTTATTCTCGTCTTGAGGCTGCAATTGTTGGTGGACCAAACAAGGCTCAAGGTAATCAATGGTTAAAGCATCTTGAGAAAGGTGCAACAAAGGGAGAGATAGATCATACGGGACTAATAGATTTTTTGAATCAAAATAAAGATCGCGTATTCACTAAGGCCGAAATCTCTAGGTTTTCTAAGGTTAATCCAGTTAGATTGAAGGAGGTAGATGGAGGGGGGCAATATAGAGGATATTTCCCTCAGGCTCCTGATGGATTTACACCTCAAAAAGGAACATATAAAGAAACTATTCTGACTGGGAACCTTCCATATTCTCAGGAAACTTTAGGTGCTTCAGATAGGTTGAAGGAGTTGCCTGCTTTATTAGAAGATGCTCGTCAAGCTTCAATAAAAAGCAGTGAAAATTTTAATTCTGCTCTGAGTTCCGGTTCCGGAGTGAATGAAGCTGAGAGAGAGTTTTTAGTTTATAACAGAAAATACAGGGAACTTCAAAAAGAATTTAACAAGCTTTCTAGAATTACTGAGCAAGCTCCCGCCCACTTTGATGAGCCAAACCAAGTCGGTTGGATTCGTACACTTCTAGGAAATAGAGCTGGTAAGATTTCTCAGTTGTTTGGTGAGGGTCAAGCAGACGTACATCAAAGAGCACGCACTCAGGGAAGACTAGGAAAAGCGGGAGAAACACTTTTCCTAGAAAGTGAAAGACTTTTTCAGAGGTTTCTGAAGGCTAAACAAGACCTAGAAAATTATAGAAAGCTACAAGGCACGCCAGAATTTACAACTGATGTGGACTTTGAATTAACTAGGAAATTAGCAGACGCTGAAGATTTTTATAAAATGTATTCTGGAGATGGAAAAGGAATGCTCCCTCTCCCCTTCATGGGAGATAAAGAATGGGGAGAACTTCTTCTAAAGCGTGGCCTCTTTGAAGCAGCTCAAAACAATGCAGATGAAATGCTCTTTCCTTCGGGTCAGGCAGTTCATGATGCAATTGGAACTCCACTGGAAGCTGCAAAGAAGATGTACGAGAAGGACTTTCCAAATCAATTGGTCGAATATCTTAGGAAAAATTTGGGGATTCAGACAAAGGCTGAACCAGTTATGAAGGCTCCTACCGGGAATGAAGTTCTGGCTCCCCTGAAATACTTCCAAAGAATTCTCCCTGGAACCCCTACTTCAAATAAATTTGGTCCTGTTCCGCGGGACTTTGATATGCATGGAAGTAAGATTCTAGATGGATTGTCTCCTCAACAATATAATGGTCTTCCTGGACCTGCACCTAACAATCTAATCGAAACTCTCCAAAATTATATTCCTGACTTGTCCGCTCACCATGCAATTCCTCAAGTATCGGCTGACGCAGCAAAAGTTGATTTAGACTTGATACGTCAGAATCTTCCTTTTGCTGGAACTTTTTCTGGAACTTCCGTACCAATTCCTAAAGAAGCTTATTCAAAGATTATGTCCGATGGTCAACGCCTTTGGGCACTTCTCGCCGCCGCGGGAATTCCTACCTTCCTCCAACAACAAAAGAAGAATGATCCTAAGAGAACTAAACCTAAAGGAAGCTGAAGCGGTCGCCACCGAAAGTATCATCCGAGAGATTATCTCGAAAGCTTTCTGGGCATGGTACTTTCTAAATTCCGACCGTCATCTTACTACCCTTCGTTGGTGGATCTTCCGCAAGACATTCATCGTTCGGGACTTACAACCAGTCTTTGAACTTCTCTTTGGTCCTCCACTTCGAGAATCATGAAAGTCTTCCGCCGCGTCCGAAAGCAAGTAGATGTACTAGAGATTCCTACTCGTTGGAGTGGAGAGGAATTCAAGATTGAGATTACTAATAACTTTGGAACTCCTCAAGCAACGGGAACCTCTTTCGTCCTGCGGGCCGATCTCGCACAAGCCTTAATTAAATCTTTATTCGATGGAATGAGGTTAGATGATCCCGATTCAGAATTACCAATTTATACTGTAGAACAAGACTAATCATTATTCTCCGAACCAGCGCAGTTGCAGTTCCCACGAAGTGGAGCGAGCAACGCGAGCGGAACGAGTGAAAAAGCGCGAGCGGCGAAGGCCGCGAGCTATAGAACCTTTCCTCTTCCTTTCTTCTCCTTCATAAGAAAAATGTATAACCGCCACGTAAGTCTAACGGAAGAGCAACATAAAGATATTGTGGCGTGGTTGGAAACGGAACTCACCAATCATCTTTCTGAGCGTGAAGAACTTATAAATAAGTTCATTCGCTACCAGTCAGACTACCTGGCGGAGCCCTCTACAGAGGTGGCCACCTTCCCCTTTACGGGCGCCTCTACTATTATTATTCCGTTGACGGCCATTGCACTTGAAGCTGTTCATTCGCGAACAATGCAAACAGCCTTTGCACATGAACACAACATCAGTGCAAAGATTAAGAATCCAAAGATCTCTGATCTAGAGCCAGAACTTGAACGCTACCTCCATGATGAATTTATGGTTGGTGGTGAATTCAAGAGAAAGCTCGAACCAGCGATTCTTGAAATCGAAAAGCTAGGTACAGGTGTATCTGAGGTAAGTTATTGTTACTCTGTTAAGAGGGGATTAAGAATTAGCGAAGACGGAAAAGAAGAGGAATTCGAAGTCATTCTGAAGAATGGCCCTGAATTTAATTCGGTTCCGGTCGCGAACTTCATGATGCCATTCGACTGTAACGATATCCAAGATGCACGGTGGTGTGGTAAAGTCTTCTGGTTAACTCCAAATGAAATTCGTCAGCGCGAGTTTGATGGTTTTTTTATGGAAGGAACATATGAGAAGTTAGAACATATGTTTTCTCCTGGAGCCGAAGATCTTGATACTGCATCAAAGTACCGAGACTCTGTTCGTGAGACAACTTTAACTGATCCTGTTTGGCCTACCGAAGTAGAATTCTATTCGATTTGTACTTCTTGGGAAATTGCAGAGGGTCGTTATGAAGAGTTCTTCATCCTCTATCAGCGTGAACTTCAGGAAATTGTAGGCATCTGGAACAACTGGTACGATGATCTTCGTCGTCCTTTTCATAAGGCTGTCTACTTTCCTGTAGAGTTTCGCTGGTATGGTATTGGACTTGCAAAGCAAAATGAACAGTTTCAGTACGAAGTAACTGCACAACATCGTACGCGACTGGATAATGCGTTAATTGCAAATGCGCGTATGTACAAAGTGAAGCGTAACACTGGAATCAAAGAGAACGAACCCATCTTCTCTGGTAAGTTTTGGTTTGTCGATGAGATGGACGACATCCAACCGATGGAGATGGGCGATGTAAAGGCTTCTGCGTATAACAATGAAAACCAAGTTATCATCTTTGCGCAGCAACGTAGTGGTGTAAATGATCTTACACTTGGTATGCCGAGCGCAGGAACTCCAGGAACTGCAACATCAGAGATGGCGCGAGTTCAGGAAAGTGCACGAAAGTTTGATTACTCTTATTCAAATATTCGCACATTCCTTGATGAAAATCTTAACTCTGGTTTGCTTGTTCTTGCTCAGTGGGGTCCAGATGTTGAACGTCTTGAATTTAATCCTCGCGGCAATGAAATCGAAACGTTTCTTAAGAGCCCCTTTGAATTCTTCCGCAAGAAGATTCTCGTTGATCTTCGCCTAGCCGGACAGAATCAAAACAAGTTTAAGGATCGTCAAGATGCAACACAACTGGTTGGAATTTTCCAGCAATACTATACTAATCTTATTACGTTGGCGCAGGGGATGCAGAATCCAGAACTTCTTCAGCAAGTTAGCTCCAAGGCATTTGAAGGTGCAAATCTTGCAATGCGACATATCATGGAAAGCTTTGATATTCGTAATCCTGAGAGGTTCCTCATAAACCCGACGAACAATGTCCAGCAACCTATCCCCGCTCCAACGCCAACAACTCCGGGAGCTTCTCAACCTCCCTCAGTCCAAAGTAATTTGGTCCTTGCTCCAAACGCATCAAGCATCTTACCTAACCTCCCTAACCTCCCAGCACAATTGGGATGATGTTCGTAAAACTCAGGGAGAGTATTCAGCAGTTACGCGACTCTTAACTATCTTAGAAGAGGCTACAAAGGATGCCACCGTTGAACAACCAAACATTGTCGGACGAGACAGACAACAATCTCGACCCGAACCAACAGCAAGGGGATATTCAAGATCCTTCTGATGATGGCGATAATTCCTCTCAATCTGATGATTCAGGTGATAATTCTTCTACCGAAAGTGAAGAGTATCGTCTGTTAACTCAGGTTGCTCAAAACGCCACACGACAGAATCAGATTCTTCAGCAGCAACTTCAGCAGCTTCAGCAGCAAGTTGATGGAGTTTCTCGCACGGTTACTCAAGCAACTCCGCCAAAGCCAATTGTTACGGATGAAGATTTCCAAACTGCGCCGGCTGCGGCTCTTGAGCGTTTGCTCGATGCAAAGCTTTCTGCAACAATCGCCCCGCTGATTAACGAACAGCGTGCAAATCAGCGTGAGCGTGTTATTGCAAATGCACTTCCTCAGATTCTTGGGAGCATTAATCCTGAAGCTGCGGGTTATGCAGAAGTGATTGCTCCTGTTGTAAAGAATATTCTTGGTGATGCTGACCCGACCCCACAGAATTTGCAGATGGCTGTTCTTATGGCAGTTGGTCAGTATGCTCTCAAGCCTCCTACGGAAACTCCTCGCTCAAATAACTCTTCACCGGCGAATGAAAATATGGGACGGCGTTCAACTCCACCTTCCGTTCCTAATTCTGCTCCTCGTTCTCCCGCGCCACAAAAGACTAAGCTTACCGAAACGCAAACGCGACTCTTCAATAAGCTTGGTTATAAGCCGGGACAAGAAGCAGAATTTATTAAGTTCCTTGAAGCCGATGAGGTTACTTTCCAATGAGCGAGCGTAACGTAGACATCAATCTTTCCAATACTAATCTTCGTCCTTCTCGTGAAGAGTATGAAGAGTATGCATCTCGCATGATTCAAGTTCTTGATCGCGGTCATACGATTGATCGCTTTCAAGTTGCGGATGCACCGGAAGGAATTCATTATGAGTGGCACAAAGATGATCCTCTTACTCACGCTCGATTGACTGCAAAGGGATTCATTCCTGATGATGACCTCGCAGCTAAGAGCAACTTTGTACATACCGATGGTGCGGGAAATCCACGCATTGCGGATGTACGTTTGTATGTAATTCCGAAGTGGAAACATACAGTTCTTGAACAGATCGCTGAAGAAAAGGCAGCCCGTGCTGCTGATCCTCGGCGAGCAGATCAAGACTTTATGACTGCACTTCAAGGTGTCGGAGGTTACGATGAAGTTGTTGCAACATCTTCGACAGAGAATGTAAAGGGAGTGGAAGTTACACTAACACCATCTAAGAAGGAGTAAACGATGTCGCAGGTACTTGGTTTCGGTCCTGCATACGGGCCGGGAAATGGGACTCCAGCAATTCAGGAGTTCAATCATACGGTTGGTGCCGATTTTGATGTTGGTGAAGTTGTTATCAATTCCGCTGGCGAGGTTGTTTCTTCGGGTGCTGATCCGGCGGCTGGTACTATTGTTGGTGTTGCACTTGCAGGTACAAATAGTGCGCCCGGTTTTAGCATGGCCAATCAGCCTGCTACTGTTACGTGGCGTACGCGAAATGTTCCCGTTGCTCTTGCGAACGGTAACGTTTTCCGTGGTAAGATTGTAAGTGGTTCTGCCGTTGTTGTTGCGCCGGTTCTTGCTGATCTTAATACGGCGGGCTTTGGTATTACGAAGCATGGCCGTGTTTGGTATGTTGATCGTGCAAAGACTGGTGCGACTGCTCGTGTTGTGATTGTTAAGATTGACACGGAAAACAACAACGTCTGGTTCCGCTTCATTGAGTCCTTCACGACTCAGCTCTAATCTAAAGGAGATATAAAGATGCCCGGTCCAGTAACTCGTAATCTGAATCCGCTTGCATACCGTCCTGGATTGCGTAGCGAATTCTGGGATTCTTACACTCAGCATCCCACTGAATGGAGTTATTTCCTCAAGCGTCAAACTCGCGATCGTCCCGAGATTGAAATGGCTACGGTTCGTGGTCTGAATCGTATGTACATTACGGGCGACGGTGAGCCTGTTACGTTTGATCCGATCGAGATTGGTCGTAAGATGGCCGCTGTCGATCGTGAATTTAAGGCTGGTTATGCAATCACTCTTCGCGCACGTGAAGATGATTTCTATGGCAAGCTTAATACTGGTGCAAAGCATCTTGGTAATGCGGCTCGCCTGACGGAAGAATATCAGGCAGCTTCTCTCCTTGATGGTGCAATTTCCAATGCTGTTTATGCTGGTGAGGATGGTCTTTCGCTTCTCAATACTGCACACACTTTAATGGGTGGTGGTACTGTTGCGAATCGTCCGGCCACGGAAGTTGGTTTTTCGATTGCGGGTGTTACCAATCTGATGGATCTTGCTGGTAAGATGCGCGATCAGAATGGTGATCCGATTGTTGTGAAGCTTCAGAAGTGCATCATCCCTAACGATCAGGGTATCACTCAGGATGCGTGGAAGATTTTCTCCATGGACATGGAGCCTTTCACTGCAAACAATGATGAGAACGCGATCAAGGGCCAGCTCGGTAAGATTTCGTATCAGTGCAATCATTATATGACGAGCACCACTCGTTATTTCATGATTGATCCGAGCCTTAATGATGCGAACTTTGACGTTCGTTCTGCTCTGTCGATGAAGGATTGGGAAGATAACGATACGGATACGTTTAAGGTTCGTGCCCGTATGCGGCTCTTCTTGTACTTCTACAACTATCGTGGCTGGTACGGTGCGAGTCCGTCGTAAGTAGTTTAACAATATTGATAGATAGGAGGATGATTGGATGAGGGCTACAACGTTTCCGTGGCTTTCCAACAATGCTGCTCGACAGGATAAGACTCCTGCTCCGATCGGTGGTATTGTTGAATTGTTCACGGCGGGTGCTGCACTTCTTACGGGCGATGCAGTTTTTCTTTCTGCTCCCGCCACTGTAAATAAGTCTGGCACACAAACGAACTACGCGGGCTTTGTTGGTATTGTTGTTGGTGGCGCCCTTACGAACGATAATATTGTTGATCGTACTGGCGTTCCCGCAGCAAATACTGGTCAGCGTGTTCATGTTCAAATATTCGGAATTGCAAATGCAGTTGCCGGCGGTGCAATTACTGCCGGTACAACCTTCACTGTAATTCCTGATACTGCAACTGCTGGGCGTGTTATTGCAGGAACTACCGCTGGACAGATTCTTGGTAAGGCTCTTACCACGACTACGCTTGCGGGCCAGAACGTTCGTATTCTTCTTTCTCACCGCTAAATAAAGAAACATGAAGCTGCCTCTATTTGTAACAGCAACTCCAGCCGCTTCACTTTCTTCTCCTTCCGTCTTGCTTAAGAAAGGCCATTGGAGACTGATCTCCAACCAAAAGAGTTCTAGCGTTGAACTCCGGTCTAAGTCACAATCCTTTCTTATTCAAGACGGAGTGGAGTTAGAGGTAACAGAAGAGTTTCTTTTAGTTTGGGCTTTCATTATTACTAAAGGTGATGAGAAGTCCCTTTCTGTATCTCTTGAGACTGTGAGAAAAGATGCTCGAATCGACAGCAATCCCCAAGGATCTTGATACCATTCTTCGCCTTGTCGAGCTTCTACTCATTCCAATTCTAATTCGCTTCAATCAGAAGCAAGAGGAACAGGCAAAAGAGATTAACACAATTAAGACGGTGTTGATCGGAGCCGATGGGCAGAATGGAATGAGATCTCGTGTAGTTATGTTAGAAAGGGAAACAAAGAAAACCTCTTTAATTGTTGCAAGGCATTTGGGTCTTGAGTCTATTAGAGAGGATAAAGAAACGGAGGATTGATGTTTAAGGACATCCTCCCTATTGTACTCCGCCACGAAGGGGGATTTGTAAATGATCCTCTTGATCGTGGCGGGGCTACAAATAAGGGAATCATTCAGCGAACGTATGATGCATGGCGCAGGTCTAAGGATCAACCCATTCGTCCTGTAAAAGAGATTACCGATGAAGAAGTTGAAGCAATCTATTATAGTAACTATTGGCTGGATGGTCTTTGTGATCGTATGCCTATTGCTCTCGGTACTGTCCATTTTGATTTCGCCGTAAACGCTGGAGTCGGTCAGGCCTTTCGCACATTACAGAGGATCATTGGTACTACTGTAGATGGACAATTTGGGCCGAAGAGTTTTCAGGCATTGGGTGAGGCCATTCGCACAAGAGGTTTACTCTGGTTGGTTAACGAGTATTCCGACGAGCGGGTGGCTTTTTATATATCCATTACTGAGCGTCGGCCGGAAAATCTTAGATTTCTTCGGGGTTGGTTTTATCGCACAATCGCCGTACGTGACTATGCACTAAGTTATATTCCACAATCTAACATCACAATCGTATGACGCTAACACTTCAGATGTTTCGAGATGAGGTTCGCGCTGCAACTGGCATGGATGAAGATGATTTATCTAATACAATTGTAGATCGCTTTTTGAATATCTCTTGGTGGGAGCTTTCCGACAAGGTACAATTTAAGGAAAGGGAGGCTACGATTGATGGGCTTTCTCTCGCGGGTACTCAGTCTTATTCTATTTCTGGTCTTTCTTCTGACATTAATTCTCTTGTATCCGTATTTCTAAAGGTGGATGATGAGTGGATCCCTCTTAAGAAGAGAGACTACGATCAAATTTTAGATGGGCAGAATGATACAGTTTATGCGCGGGGAGCGCCAGAGGAATACTCTTCATTCGGTGGAAGCATCTTCTTCTCTCCAATTCCAGATAAGCAATATAGTTTTCGCGTTAACTATCTTCGCACTCTTGCGGACATTTCAGTTAGCGGAGTTTCTGTTCCCCAAGTGTGGGATGAGTATATTATTCTCGGTGCAGTTTCTCGTGTGTTTCGACGAAAGGGAGATTACCAACGTTCTGCTGCCGTGCGACAAGAGCGTAATGAACTCACATTAACTGCACAAACCGTTAAAGCAAAAGAGACTGTAGATTATCGGATGGTTGGAGTTCAACCCATGAGGCAGAGGTATCCTTAAATGCCATATACTTTTCCTTTCGATCCTACTCAACCTACTGATGCAAGTCCCGCAACTGTAGATGATGATATGAGGGCAATTAAGGCAGGTATTGAAGAGCGTTTCAATGACCTGTTTGGTATTGATATGTCTGCGGACGATCCAATTGTTCCTACAAAGATTGGTCCCGCCCTGCAAATTCAAGCTAACCAAATTGGTACGAATATCTTTAACGCGGGAAATAGCGGAGCAAGTTTAAACATTAACTGGAATAACGGTGACCAACAGATTGTAACACTAACTGCGAATTGCACCTTTACTTTTAGTAATGTAGTCGCAGGGCGTAACTATATTCTCTATCTTGTACAAAACGGTACGGGAGGATTTAGTGCAACTTTTCCAGCGGGTGTGCGAAGCTCTAACAACACTAACTTTGGAACTCCCGCTCTCACTACTACTGCTAATCGTTTGTCTATTATCGGCTTGTTTGCCTATACTAGCAGTATCGCTGTTGGTACGATTGTAGCCACTGGCGTCAATGTTAGCTAGAATTGTTCCCGGAAGTATTCCTCCTACATTTGGAGCCGCGTCAATTGTAGAGACGATCTCCGGAGCAGATACCGCGGATTTAGTTACATATGGAAATACATTTACTGTAAGTGTTACGGTTCCTGTAGCTCCCCCTTCCTGGACATTTGGTTATCTTGTTGTTCTTCGTGGTGGGGCCACAAGTGCTGCGGATAGTTATGATGCAAGCACTACATCAATTATTAATTCTGTGGGCACTACAAATCGTACTGTAACAATTACTTCACGAACAAAGAATCATCACTACCGCTTATGGGTATATGCTACAGATGCAGGAGGTAATCGTACAGTTCCGCTTGGATCTTCTGGTAATATACAGCTAACTACCCTTCGTTACTATCGTCAGCGTTACCGCGGTGTCGGTTCCTTTGTCTTTGATACAGTTCCTGCGCGGTGCGATCTTATTGTAGTTAGTGCGGGTAGTGACATTGAGCCCGTTGCTTTAACAAGTCGTGGTGGTTTTGGTATCGCATTTAAGAACATTGTCCCTCCCGCCGGAACTTTCTTTTATGACTTAGTTAAGAGTTCTGGTGGAACGGTCTATGTGCGAAGAGATTCTACAGTAAATACTGCAAATCAAATCTTAGGTGTGAACGCTACAAATTCTCCCGGACATCCCACATTACCCATCGCCGGTTCCGTAACAACAAATTCAGGTATCTTTGCTTCTCCCACCTATTCCTCTTCCGGAGGCAATCCAAACTCTGGAGCAAGAATTAATGGAGATGCTCTTGTTAATCTAGTTTATTACTCTGTGCCTGACGATGATTTCTTTGATTTTGATTACGGCCAGGGTGGAATTTTAAGGGAACTTGATCCTGAAGAACCTGGATTAGAAAGCTACCCAGGAGCGCCTCCCACAATTCAGGTACTTTACTATGATTAATCAACTAATACAGCAACTCCGCGATTCAATCATTAACGATGTTCTTTCAATGTTTCAAGACTTTAGATTCTCAATGATGAGGGATATACGAGAAGCTCTCGCTACTCCATCTGGCATTCCATTACGCATTGCAGATAACGTAGAGTTTGCTTCTCCTGTTAAGTTTGAAGAGATTTCAGAAACTCCTTTAGAAGTAGCAGTTCGTGGAGATGTAACTCCTTCTGTACTCAACATCACCCGAATTCGCTTTACTAATACTGGTCCGATAATGGTAACTAACTTCGACAATGGGCAAGAAGGGCAGTATATTATTGTGGTGGGGGACGGACAAACCACTGTTCAAAATTCTCCAAACATCTTCACAACGTCTGGTGCGAATCTTCTTCTAGCTAATGGAAGAGTATATGCATTCGTTCGTACGCTAGGTGTTTGGAGAGAACAAGGTGGTGCACCAGTTCCTAATCTTTCTCCACTCTCTTCTGTTCTTGCTACTCCTGTAGTTATCGCCGCGGCAGGAACATACTACAACGTACTCTCTCTAAATTTAGGTATCGGAGTTTGGTTAGTACAAGGTCAAGTACTGTTTAGAAACTCTTCTGGTGCCGAGTGTAGAGTTGTTGCAAGGTTAAGAGAGGGGACAACAAATTACTCCTCAGTTGAATCCATTCTTCATAACAGAAATCCAAACCTAGATACTGTTCCGATTCAAGCATTGATCTCAACTCCTTCTAATATAACCTTATCTCTTCAAGCTACATCAGATCTTTCTGGAACGTGTAGTGTACTTCCAGAACTTATCGCACCATATGCAAACGGACTTAACGCAACAAACCTTATAGCCATCAAGGTGGGATAATGCGATATCTAGTTCCTCCCACTCAAGTAGAACTTCCTACTATTTCGGCAATTGCAGAAGCTCGAATTACGGGAGGAATGAACTCTCGGATTGATCCTGCAGATTTGCCTAATAATATCGCAGCGGTATTGAGTGGTGCACGTACAAGAGCGGACTTTACTTTGCGCGGGCCAGGAAGAGTTTTGATTCCAGGAACTAAACCTGATGCTCTTCCTGTCCTGTTGCTTACCGAATACACACGATTCGATGGAACGAACATCATCATTCGCTTCTCTCGTTCCCGCGTAGATAAATATTCCGGTAGTGCTTATACTCCTGTGACAGGAACTTTAGCCGGTACTAATACGGACGGCATTCGCTTTATTACGACTGCTGATGCAACACAAGACTATTTTATCTTTACAAATAATGGGGCAAACAATATTCAGGTAATGAATGCGGCGGTAACTAGTTATGGTAATCTGGGAAATGCGGGAAGGTATCGTTATGTGTGTGCTTTCTTTAATCGCATTGTTGCTGCAAATCTTGCTGGTCCTACGCCTAATCCGGTTCTGTTAGCTTGGAGTGGAGACTTTAACTTTACACAGTGGAATCCCGCGTCAGATCTTTCGGCGGGTTCTACTCCCTTACAAGAGGCCCAGTCTGATTATGCTGATCCGATTACTGGCTTGTTTGCATTTGCTTCTATTATGCTCATTCTTCGTGAGCGTTCTCTATGGACAGCTACCAAAAGACCGGTAGCATCTAATCCATTTCTATTTCAAGCCGCATTTAATTATGTTGGCTGTGACTGTCCCGGAAGTGCGACTCAGACTAAGAATGGCATTACTTGGTTCGATAGGAGAACGGGACAGGTTTATAATTATGTGGTTGGGGGCCGGCCGCAAGAAATTGGCGATCCAGTAAAAAATGAAATTCTCGCTGCCGTTACATCTAATGATCTCGTGTGGGGATCATACGATATGACGAATGATACATACATTCTAACTGTTCCTTCTTCTGCGTCTACCAGCTCTAGAATCTTCTTCTATAACTTCTCTACTCAATCATGGAGTTATGAAGATGTCGAGGGCGCGTATGGTTATTATCCCGTAGATGGCGGAGCATCACGAATTACGTATGGACAGATTACTGGTACATATGGGCAACTAACGGCAGCCAATGCAAACTATGGTGTGATTGGTTTGCTTGCAGAAAGTCCGCCGAAGAATCATATTGGATATACTAATGGAGATATTCGAAGCGAGGAAGATGTCGACAGTGGTTCATCCCCTTTTATCTTCGCCTCGAAGATATATCGCAATCCCGAAAATGATATCGAAGTTTCTCGTCTCATGTTGTTGATTCGTCCTATTCGTAGTGGTAACATCATCGTAGAGTTCCGAAAGAATGGAAGAGAAGCATGGAATGCATGGAAGACCTTCTCTTTCATAACGGGACTCGATCGAATTAGACTGTATGCGACAAAGCTTATTCGTGCTAACGAGTTTCAGTGGAGAATTAGGTCCACGGCTGGACAGTTTCATCTCATGGAGTATAAGTTAGAAGCATCTTCCACTTCACAGGACAAGAACATATGAAGCCCATTCTATCTGTATTGTGTAACGAGAAGAAAGGTGTTGTGGTTCGTGACATCTATCCGCTTGTGTTTACGTCTGACAATCTTAGGAAGTTCTGGGAGAAGGCATCACAATTTCCAGTGATCTTTGGAAAGCGTCTTGAATCTCCCGAAGACTTTACAAGATATTTTTTCACTACGAAGGATGGTAACCCATATCCCACTGGACTCTTCTGGGTTGTGGATGACTTTGTCGGCGTATTCTATATAACAGAAATTTTCCCTGAACAGGCAGACGCACATTTTACATTCTTTGATCGTAAATTAGAAGGGCGTGAAGCTCTTACGGTTGAGATGGTAAAATACGTGTTTGAAGAGTTTCCCTCCTTTCAACGACTTAATGTATCTCTTCCGTGTTACGTAAACAAGAAAGTATTCGAGTTTGTTTCACGGATTGGCTTTAAGTTAGAAGGTCGGAAGCGAGCTTGTTCTTATTGGAAAGGGAAGTGGTTTGATGCCGTGCAATACGGTGTACTTAGACGCGAACTTCTTTCAAGCAAAGAGGAATAAAAGATGGGTGCAAGAGAAAGGCAGATTGGTGGTGGTGCAGCAACTGGCGTAGCAAATGATTTTAATAGCTTCCTTCGGGAACAACTGCAAGGTCCGCGAACTGCAATGCCGCGAAATCCCTATAATATGGGTGGAGGGTTTGAGACAGGAAATGGTATGATTGATGGCAATAATACTATGATGCAAAACAATGCACAGCAGCCACAAATGCAAGGTGGAAGTTCTTTCCGTGATGCGTTTGGTAATGCAATGTCTGGGCAGGTTAGGGATATTTCCGGCGCGGGTGGCGCTCTAAATAACTTCTTCCAGAATCCAAATGCAATGAATTTGCCGACAAATTTCGGTAATCAATTCTCTGCACCTAATGCAATTAATCCTCAATTCAGTCAACTTCCTACTAACTTTGGTCAAGGCCAGACAGGTATGGCAGATCTTAGTGGCTTTGGTCAAACTGCAACATCCAACTTTAACTCACAACAAAATCTTGGTGGAGTTAATAGTGGGTTTACTGGTACCCTTAATGATCTAATTTCCCGCGGTTCTAATAACATGAATATGGGTGGTGGGTTTAGTGCTGCAAGTGCAGGCCAAGATATTAGTATGCAACCTGGAATGGATTTCCGTCAAGCATATGATACTCTTGGACAAGATCCACTAATGGAACGTAATCGTATGCGTGCTATTGCAGACCAACGTGCACGGTTTGGTGCAGAAGGTGCGGGAGGTTTAGGCACTGGTGCACAATTTGCAGAGTCTAATCTTAATGCAGAACTGACAGCACAAGATGCTTCTCGCCGTAGGGCAGAGGCCATGCAATTAATGGGACAAGATCTAAATAATCGCAGTGCTATGTCTAACGTTGGCTTGCAAAATCGTGGACAGAATGTTCAGACTGCGATCGCAAATATGCAAGGTGGCTTACAAGGAAATCAGAATCAAATCGGTGCGCTTAATGCCTTAACTAATGCTGCGGTTGCTGGAAGAGGCCAAGATTTTTCCACTGGTTTAGGTATGCGTGGACAGAATCTCCAGCAACTTGGTATGGGAATGGAGCAGGATATGTTCAATGCAGGACAGACAAATAACGTTAACATGAACATGTTGGGAGCCACTCTCCAGAATCAAGGTATGGGTAATAACTTTGGCCTTGGTGCGGCGGGCCTTAACAATGCTGCAATGCAGAATAACAATATGAATTCGTTTAACAATGCGAACATGTTGAATAACTTTAACCAGAACAATGCACAGTTTGGTGCACAGTTTGGACAGGCTGCTAATCAGCTGAATTCTCAGAACCAAGGAATGAATAATAATATGTTTACTAATATGGTTGGACAGGGGATGGGTATGAATCAGCTGGGCAATCAAAATACAATGGGTATGCTTGGTCAGATGTTTGGTGGATTTGGACAGGCCAATCAGTTAGGAACCCCACAAGCACAAATGATCCAGCAACCAAATCCGTGGGGACAAGCTCTTAATGCTGGTCTTACAATTGGTGGTGCACTTTTAGGTGGTCCTGGCGGGGCAGCAATTGGTGGAGCCCTTGGCGGAATGTTTGGAAGGGGGGGTCAATCTGCTTCACTTCCCGTAGGAATTGGTGGAAGTGCATTGCCACGGAGTATGGGTAACTTTAATCTTGGTGCAATGCCTAACTTTAATATTGGTTCTTTTGGTGGAGGCTCTCCCGCATTCTCACTTCCTAATACACAACTTCCCACGTCTTTGTTTGGTGGTAGTGGGATGTCTCCGATGTCTCAGTGGAGGACTTTATAATGTCCCTTCCTTATCTTCCTGGTTGGTGGGATTCGATTGATAAGAATGCACTTAGTTCTTTCATCAGTGGTGCGACTTCTGCATTTGCTCCAGATGCAACAGCTAAGTTTAAGTTTGATCGAATGGTTCAACAAGATCCTGAATTGCTCGGACGGATCTCTAACATGGATGAATCTGCTCGACAAGCATTTGCACAATCGTTAGGTTATCGTGATTATGGAAAGAGTGGTCTAGCAAATATTGCGACGGGACAGGAATTAAAGAATCGTCAAGCGATTGATTCTTTTTTATCCGGAGCAACTAAAGAACAGTTAGATATTCGTAATGCAGGCTTGGCAGGAACGAAGCCAATCAGAGATCTTGAAAGAGAAGATACAATGTTTGGCCTTAATGTGAAGGGAAAGGAAACTTCAATCAAGAAGGACGAACAGGATATTAGGCTTAACGATCTTGAATTAAAAGAGAAAGAAGAGTTCAATACTCTGATGGATACACTTAAGATTAAGTATCCTACTGAAAATATTGATCTTAATAAGTCTCTTAATGCATATGTATCCGGTCGAATGGATATTCCAGAGATGCAGCGCATTATGAATGATAAGACGATTGCTCCTGCATTTATGAGGCTTGTAGATTTTTATCAGCAACGTCTCACTCATGCGGCACAATTTAGACTTGCCAGTCTTAAGGGCCCTGAAGAAAAGTTCACTGCTCTTCAATTAATGGAGCGCGGTGTGGATAACGCACTCGCTAAGATTAATTCTGCACAAGGCTATCTTGATAAGTTAGGATTAGCTGGACAGAGTATGAAGCCCGAAGAGTATGCTACTGGAATGACCGCACTTAAGGAAGCCCGCGATGAACATACTCGTATGAGTAATGCATATAAGACGATGCTTCAAACTGAATTTGGTGGTAAGTATCCCGGTGCATTTAATCCTGAAAATCCTGGATTGATTGCTCCTCCTAATGTTGCCGCACCTAATAGTTTTCTTTCCAAGCCAAAGGTTAATGCTCCTGCTGATCCACGTGCTGTTGCAAATGATAGTGCGCGAAGTGCATTTGCAGCGGATGGGACTAGTAGGACTATAAGTAGACAGGCTTTTGCGGCTAAGTGGAAAAAGAATAATCCACAACAGGCGACGGAACCAGATGCTTCTTATAGGATGAGATTTGAACGCGCATGGTTAGCAGAAGGAGGTAAATAATGACTTCACCTTTTCAACCTAGAATTGATCCAGAAGTAGATGATATTTTATTTGGGAGGGCTGAAGATCCTTCAGACGTAGATGACATTCTTTTTGCTAAACCAAAGAAAGCTTCCCTCTTCGATCGTGGCTTGTCTGCCGCGGTCGCAGGAGGTGGGGATATTGCAGCAAATGTATTTGGCGGTCTTGGTAAAGTTGCAGAAAGTTTAGGTAAAGAACGTAGTTGGTTCTCTGATGTGTCGGATAGATTTAAGGCTACAGCAAGTAAGCATAAGGCTGCACTAGCTGCTGATCCTGCTGATACACTTGGAGAAAAGACTACAGAATTTGTAGGTAATGTTCTCCCATCTGCGGCAGTTGGTGGAGCATTGGCTAAGAGTATTTTTAATCCAATCACATCTTCTCTTGCGAGAACCAAGTTTGCTGGAACGGCTGCAAGAATCTCGCAACTTGCAAGTTCTAATAAGGCAGTACAGAAGGGAGTTGCGGCAGGTATTGTTTCTGCCCCTGCGGAAATTGCAGGCTCTCTTGCAACCACTGCCCTTACTACTCCAGAAGATACATTCTCTGGTACGTCAGCGGTTGGTGCGGGAATTGGAATTGCGTTAAATACTTTCTCTGCTGGTCGTGCATTTTCGACGGCGGCGAAGCAAGCTAAGATTGCTGCTGCAATGAATCCAGAATCTATTGCACCCGATGCAGTTAACGCTGCATTCGAGGATGCATTAACTGGTGCAAGAAAGACAGCACAACAAGCAGCAAGATTATTCAGAACTAACTTCGTTGGATCGAAGAAGAATCCAATCAATGCACCTTATGTGCCCCCTGAACTTAAGAGTGCATATACAAATGTAAACAAGATTCTTAAGTCTCTTGATGTAGACGGACCTACACTAAAAAATGTGGAAGCTTTAGCAGCCGAACAGCAAAGGTTAATTGATATCGCAGATGGGATGTACAATCTAAATCGAGATGCCATTGATGAAAAGCAATTCAAGGCACTTCTCGAATCTGTAACAAAGATTGAAAGCATTAGTCTTCCTCAGTATAATTGGGCAGCTCCTACTCCTACTGTTGCTGCACTGCAAAGGCTTCAAGATAATCTAGAAGTAGAAGGTCCTCTTCGTCTTAATCCTAATGCAAAGCTTGGTACAATCGAAGCATTAATTGCAGGTGAGCGTCCGAAGAGTCCTTCTGCATATACTGGAATTAATAAGTGGTTTCAAACCATACGTGAGCAGTATGTTAACTATAAGAATCCATTAAAGGTCTTTGGCACAGAAGGTGCAGAAGATCCTTATAATGTTGCATTGAGGTTATCTGGTAACAATGGTCGTGTGTATCAGAATCTTGAAGTACAACCTAAGATGTTGAATAAGGCTACCGGTGAATGGGAAGATGCAATGATTGATGGGAAGAAGGTTAAATCTCTCCGAGAGGTTCTTGAGATCTCTGGAACGGATGACGAGAGTCTTGCGAAACTTAATGCGTATGTTATTGCGAAGCAGCTTGCCAATTCAGCAGATCCTAATATGAGGCCCACTGCTAAGCTCACTATTTCTGGATATAGCCCAGAGTTTGCTAAGAAGGAACTAGAAACTCTCATTAAGGAACGGCCCGATATTCAGGCGGCGGGAGAAGAGTTCTTCCTTCGCACAAAGATGATGGCTGAATATATGAGAGATTTAGTTGGTGATGAAGTAGCAGATGAATGGTTGAAGATTGATTACGCTCCTGCTTCTCGTGCATTACAGACTAAAGGAGATCCATTTGGATTCCGTATTGGTCGTACGGGTGGAAGTGAGATGGTATACAATCCAATCGTTAAGCATATCGAGAATACACAGATTGCAATTGCTGCGACAGAGAAGACAAGGATGTGGCAGAGGTTGCATGATGTGATCTCAAGTAATAAGGATAAGTATGTAAGCTCTGCTACAATTGTAGAGACTAATCAGAAAGTTTTGCAGCGTACGTATGATGCAGTAAAGAAAGCTAATCCAGATATGAATGAAGTTGCACTTCGAAAGATTGCTAATCTCATGGCATCTACAGCAGTAGATAAATCAAGTAAGAGTGTGAGTTATCTTAAAGATGGACAAATGCGCACGATTCGTTTTAGTGATGACTTCATGGAAATGTTCAACGGCTTCGAAGGTCCGGCTGAATTGGGAGTATTCGGACAAATTGGACAGAAGATGGAAAGTCTTCCGCGTACATTATTCTCTCTCGTTAATGACCTGACACTCTCAGGTCCGATGCGAGATATGGCAGAAGTCTATGTAAATGATCCAAACGTTAAGCCTGGACTTCGTGGGATGGCTTCGATGTTTGTGGATACAATGAAAGGACTTAAGGAAGTTTGGACAGAAGGTGATCTTTATCAGCGTGTTCTTGCGGCAGGTGGAGGAATTGGTGGGAGATATGTTGGACCTACCGGTGGATTTGCTGCAACTTCTTTCGAAGAAATGAAGAGACGGGCGGATAAGGAGATGCCGAACGTTCTTCGTAAGTTAGAGGAAGTGTCTGCAAATCTTTCTCAAGCTTCTCGCATGGGCGCAGCAATGAGAGTATTTGCAAATGGTGGAAGTGACAATGAAGCTGCAAAGATCTTCCGTGCGGTAATTGCAGACCCACAACAGATTGGTTCTAAGATGCAGAGTGCTGCTCGTATTACTGCATTCATGAACATGGGTATTCAATCTGTGGATAAGTTTGCAACACAAGCGCGAAATAATCCAGAGCTTGTTGCAATGAAGGGATTTGCGGGTATTAGTATTCCCGCCATTGCTCTCTGGTACTATGGTAGAAATGACAGCGAGATTCAACAACTACGTGGATCGAAGGGAGGTGAGAATTATTTCTATGTTCGCTTCACTGAAGATTCTCCTCTTCTTCGTATTCCTAAGCCATACCTTTATGGACAAATTTTTGGTACTGGAATTGAGACTATATTAGACAAAGCAGTTGGAGATAATCCGCAAGCAATCGAACAGTTGATGCAAGGTATCTGGGGACAGACTGCCATCAATATTCTTCCTCTTTCTGCACAAGGGTTAGCTAATACGGCCCTTGGTCAGAAGTATCTTGGTTTAGGTGAAGGGTTAATTCCCTCGGGTGGTTCTACGAATAATCAAATGGCGGGAGATCAGCGATTCCAGAATACAACAACTCTCGCACGAACTCTTGGTGATAAGACTGGAATTCCTGCGGCTAATTGGGATGACTTAATGAGAACCTTCCTTACGAATGAGCCATATAAAGTGGTGGCTCTTGCGGATAGGATGATTACAAATCGCACCTCTCCAACTAGAGAGGATGTTCCTTTGGTGGGTAAGTTCTTTCCCACACAAGATAAGTCTAACGTTGGAAGTGTGAATAGGTTCTATGATCTAGCCAACAAGTATGCTAACGTATTAAACTCTTTGAATGATGCAGAGAATAAAGGAGATGTAGGTAGGTTAAATAAGCTAATTGATAACAATCTCCCTCAGATCGAACAAGCAATGGTATTTGCAGAAGGATTAAAGGAAGTACAAGAAATGCGAAGTGCGATTAATCTTATCAATGAGAATCAGATGATGACGCCAGAAGAGAGAAGGAAAATGATTACTGAATTGAACAAGGGAATTAGAGATTATGCTGTGCTATTTCTTGATGCGTGGGATAGCAAAAAGAAATAAAAAAAGCCCCGCCCTCTCGATGCGTTGAGAAGGTGGGGCCTTTTTTATTGTCCGAAACTTTTTTCTATATTCCCACTTTCGAGAAACTTTACACACTCTCTTGGATAGAAGTAAACTCCGATCAGCATCAAGATGAGAAGGATTAGAAAAGGCCTCTTCTCTTTCTCTATGAATTTAATTGGCATGAATATCCACTCTTCTGTTTAGGTGGTGATGGATCTAACTTAAAGGAAGAATAACCACGACGCTGAAGAATCTCTAGCTTTTTTCGTTGATACCTCTTCTTTGCTTTCTCCCGCTTGTTCTCTAATCCCTTCTCGCTTTGGCGATAACGAAGGATAGCCTTTCTTCCCTTCTTAGTTTGTGCGTAATTCTTGCGATCATTTCGCGCGCGGGCTTTTATACACTCATTACAGAAAGCAGATAGACTCTTTATTCTGAGATCTCCACACTTCCAACATCTTCCCCTAGCGACTAAAGAACAGCGCGGGCATCTATAAACGATGTTACCTAGCGAATCAAACTTTTCTTCAAGCCGTGTATTGCACTTGCTTCTCCATCCTTTATATGTGCTATCGCATCTCATAACTTAATCGTTGGGGTAGTATCTCGTTTCACTTCCGGTTGTCTTGAATAGAAGATCTCCCGTCATAACACAACCTCGCAGAAGCTCGACGAACTTATCATAGGTTGCAACATTCTTGAAGATGTTGTAGATCTCTTTCTGTTCCGCGCCGGGATTCTTTAGTACATATCCGGTAATGGCATCCATGTCAAAGACATATTCATTCTTACCGATGCCGCCGAAGATCTTGTTATGTCCATCTTCTGTTTGTTCTAGCGCGCCTACCGCCCACCAAAAATCTTGTTCGTTAATGATTA